TAGGAATCGGCCACGGCGGGGAGGGAGTCCAAGACAGGCAAATCCGCCTAGTGGCCGAAGTCCTAGAGGAGGGGAGGCCGTGAAGATGATAACGGTTGCCACGTCAGTTAGGCGGATCAAGATACCCGAGTCCATGACGGAGTATTTGTCCCTGACGGCATCGGAGAAAAAGGACGCCCTGAAGTGGCAGAAGATGATTGACGAGGAAAAGTCAAAAGAATCCCCCGCCTCTCCCAAGGCGGGGTAGGGGGGAATTATGAGCGGAGGCGGGAATATTTGGAGTGAAAAAGACGCGGTGACTGTGCCTTGGGATATCCGATGGCAAACGGATGGCGACACGTCCGTCCGTTCTGGACCCCCAGGGGAAGACCACAACTGCGACCAAATGGGGTGCAGTTCTGTTTGCCACGCCCTTGAGTGGCGCTCGGCGACAGAGAAAGAAAGGGAATACCACGCGCTTGTGAAATCCAAAGTGCTGTTCCCCACCCCAGGCAGGACGGAGGGAAGATGAAAAAGGTTAGGGCGTGCGGAAAGTTGTGGAGGCCCCGTGGATCAACCTTCACCCATGATTGCCGTCTCGCATACAGGCATGAGGGGGCGCATGAGTGCAACTGCGGGGTTCAGAAGTGCGCGGTCAATAAGCCCAGGAGGATCAGATGAAGAATACTGACAATATCAGGCTGGACAGACTTGGAAGATTCCTCCTTGACGGAACGATCACGCCAAGCGGCGGGAGATATTTCGAGTGTGCGGACGGTGGGCGAGTAAAAAAGCACACGAGTCTCCGTCAAGCGGTTGATTCGGTCATACGGTCGTTTAGGATTAAGGTAAAAAAGCCATGACCCAATCCGAGGCCATTCTAAAGAGGTTGCAGAATGGGGAGACGCTGACGCCTTTGGACGCCTTGAATGACCCGGAGATACGGTGTATGCGCTTAAGCGCGAGGGCGTGGGAGCTTGGCGAGGCTGGGCATGACATCGAGAAAATCAGCGTCCGTGTCGGAGAGAAAACTGTTGCCGCGTATCGCCTTCGCCGGATAGTCGAGGAAAGCGGCCAGATCAGGCTCGTAGCGTGAATTCCTCGACGGTAAATAATCCCTTGAAACCATCAAAACCTTGTCGTATACTTACCCCCATGAAGGCCCCGGCGAATGACTCACAGACACTCGATATCTGACGCTGGGCCTATACGGGTCCGGCGTTTTTTCTTGGGAGTCGCACGTTTACCTCCCCTTCGCCGGGGCCGGGTGGTGTGCGGCTCCCGTTTTATTTGAGGGTTTCACCGGGGGCGGGAGGACGCCCCCAAACTTTGGTTGTGAGATAAAGAGACACCCTAAACCCTGTCCGTCAAGGGATATCAACACCCTACGATTTCAGAGAGAGTCCAAGTGACTATAAAAATGGAGGAATCACATGAGCAAAGCCGACAGAGCAGACAGGATTGTCGCCCTAATCGAGGGTGAAAGTGGAAGTGGAAAATCGTTTTTCATGGCGTGTATTCCAAACGCTGTTATTTACGATTCTGATATCGCGGGCGGCCTTTCCGCCTACAATGAGAGGATCAAAAAGAATGGATCGGAGCGCGTGGAGGTTTCCACATTTGAGGACATTATGACGGACATCCGTCAACGCCTCAAAAGCGGTAGCCTGAAAGAAACGGTGGTCATTGACCATGTTACTGGACTCCACCAAGAAGCCCTGATCCGTTACAACCCGGCGCAAGACTCCGACTATGGCCGCTCCAACAACAAGGCTACCTATGATTGGCGGAAGCTTCGGGAGTTCGCAAGAACTTTTGATTGCAATTTGTTCTGTGTCTCACACCCCAAGGCGGAATACAAGAACGACAAGGCCGTCGGCATGGTGGCGGACGGGGCCAAGAATATCCGCGGGGACATGAACATTGTCTTAAGCCTTGAAAGCTTAAAGGATGATAAAGGCCGGAAGAGATACCCCGCCGTTGCCAACGTCATCAAGTGGCGTCGTGACCCCGACCTGGACGCCAGGGGGCCAGTCCCACCGTCCTTCAAATTCACCTTGGAGGAATTCGGGAAAATCCACGGGGCCAACTACCAGAGAGAGAGGGAAAAGGTTGTCCTTGCCAAGCCGGAGTCAATCGAATCACTCAACAAGGTTATGGCCCTGTTGGACAAAGAAGTAGCTTCTGAGATGGTGTCCAAGTGGCTGAAAGCCGCCGGGGTGGATGGTTTGGAATTCCTCACGGAAGAACAGGTATCCAAATGCCACGACCTTATCAAGACTAAAATCAACGGAGGAAAATAGACATGTTCCGACACGACAGCACCAATATTAAGCCCACCGACCCCGCTTATCAACTTCTCCCCAAGGGGAAGTATATTTTCTCCATTGTGGACGCCACGGAGAAAACCTCCAAGAAGGGGGACCCCATGATTGAGCTTCTCATGCAAGTCATTGAAAACCCGGACTACCACGGGAAAACCATGAAGCATTGGGTGGTGTTCATGGCGGCGGATAAGCCGGGGGCCTACATGAGCGTCCACTTCCGCAAGTGCATCGGAGTCCCCTACGAGGGGGATGTCGAAATTGACTCCTCCAACTGGACGGGTAAAAAAGTCCTTTGCGAGCTGGACACCAAGACCACAACCGTTGACGGGAAAACCTACGTCAACAACAACATCAAGTCTGTCATGCCTTATGACGGCGTGAATTTCCCGGAGGTTGGGAAGGATGGCGATATTCCCTTCTAGCCATGATCCATCAAGACCTCACCGCGAAGGCGAAGGAGTGAGCAGATGTTAATTACAGAATGGTGCGACCACATCAAGATCGTGCGGTTTGAGATGAAGGCATGGCTACACGACAAGATGCAATACAAGGACGCCTACTTATTCATTGATCCGGCGGACCTTGGCCCAGTTCACCAGGTGAGCGCGTCTTGGGAGTTCTGCCCTGTATGTGGGGCAGGAAGGAATGGTCATTCCCCACATGCCTAAACCAACAAAGAAAGAGATTCAGGAAGCGGCGAGGGTGCTATCGGGGGCGGGTGGCGGGGGAAAGGGTTGAATGGGGTATAGGTATGTCTGCCACATTGTGTGCAAATATGCGCGGAAGCGAAAATTTAGGTTGTTAGCCGCCAAGAGGAAGGGCTGTCATATGAAGTGCGAATGGGAGGAAATGAAGGCTTTTTTCAAAGGTAGATGTGTCAGGTGCTGGGAAAAGTCGAGTCGCATAGAGAAAGACCATATCATCCCAATATATATGGGCGGCTCAGATGCTATTGAGAATATCCAGCCGATTTGTAAAAGCTGTAACTGCGCGAAGAGGGATGAAACAATAAACTGGAAAAGACGGCGCTTGAAACTGATGGGAAAGACTGATAGACTATTCATATGGAAACCATTAAGATTAAGTGCGCTAGGTGTGGGGAAATGACTGAGCGTGAATACTACCGGGGCGCTCCTATGCGCTTCTGTTCGCCTGAATGTCGGCGTCGTTGGCATTCTTCCGTATCAGCCAAGCGGATAAGAGCGGCCAAAAAATAGTTTGCTAAAGCCATTGACAATCTCCTGATATGCTGATAGACTATCAGTGTAAGAGAAAGAGAACCCAAGGAGCCAGACCATGACCACGACGGGGACGAAGGCGGGGATGATCTACAAGAGGATTGGGAATGATGTTTATGAGCCCTTCGCCACGACAAAGCTTGGGATGTATCGCAGGTTCAAGCTTCTGCCGGAAAACGCCTACTGTGTTTCTTGCAAGGCCGTTGTTGTGCCGGAGGGCGTTTTGAACGCGCAAGGCGTCCATGATCGGTGCCAGTTTTGCGGTGAGCGTGTATGAATTATGAGGAATCAAAAAGAGACCGAGTAAGAGAAAGCCTCCTCGGTGCGGCATGGGGGATTGATTTCCATAAACGCAAAGGCGGGACGTGGGGAGGGGCTTACTGGGAGTTCCTTCAAGAAATGCGTAAGGTCAATGAGAGGGATCGCCCTGGGCTATACAGGCTTTTAGCTGTATCGGTTAAGTTGTACCTAAAAAAGAAAGTAGCCTAACCCCCACAGGAGGCGGACAGATGAGCGATACGAAAAAGTGTCTCCGGTGCAACATCCCTTCGATGCCTGGATATTTCGGGTGGGGAGCCGTCATCAACGGCCAAGCGCAACACAGCGGGGTTTGCTTTCGGTGCAACGGGTCGAACGTGGACCCTGGAACGGCCTTCATGCCACGGCAGACAGTTGTTGAGGTAGAGCATGAGGAGCAGGAGGTTGATGATTCGGTCAATTTCTGCCCCAACTGTGAGAAGCCCCAACAGTTCAGCGGTGCTTGCATGGCTTGTGAGTCCGATCCTGATTACCAAGAGTATCTAGAGCGAGTGGCCTAAAGGGGGGAGTGTGGAAAGATCTACGGAGCTTGAATATTTCAAGTGGTTCTATCATTCTGCGGACTTTGGACCCGCCGACTCGGATGTTCGGGACGAGATGCAAAGGCGTTTCATTGAGGAAAAGAAGAAGAACATTCCCAAGGGCTACAACCTGTTCTCGGATGGAGAGACTTCAACGGATATCGAGTCCTAGCCCCGGAGGAGGATGACAATGAACCGGAAACAGCACAACGGAGAGGCCGGGTATGTGGCTGAGCGCATGTCCCCGTTCTTTCCTGGGAAGAAGGTTGTTATCTACCGCGCCGAGGAGCAGGGGATGGATGTTGACGGCTGTAAATACGCCGTTGTTTGCGACCAACACGGCACCATTGTGGGGACGAACAAACTCCCGGACGCCCGGGGCTTCATGAAGTTTCCAGAATTCTGTGAGCCTTGCATGGCGATAGGAACCCCAAAGAAAGAATCCTCCCCCCGGGAAGGGGGTTTAAAATGAGAGATATCACTGACAAGATTCGTCTGGACTGG